TTTTTAACCTTAGCTGGTTTTTCTTCTTTACCGGCAGAGTTAGCTTCTCTTCTCATTTTTGCACGGTATTTCTTTTTGTCTTCTGCAGTTTCGATACCTGCTGGGTATTCGTATTTCTTTGCAAAAGCTCCGCCTTCTTTACCTTCTTTTTTAGGTTTTAATGCTTTTACTTCTTCTTGAACAGCATCCAATTCAGCAGTAGCAGCATCTAATGCCTTAGCCAATTTGTTATACTTTTTCATTTGTTTCTCATCAAGGTCTTCATGAGATTTAGCACCAGCTTCTTTTAGGAAAGCTTTAACTTCTTTCTTAGCTTCGTTTAAAGCTTCTTTTTTTTCGTTTCTTGCTTCGCAAGCTTGTTCGTAAGTTTCGAATTGAGATTTTGACATGGTAAGTTGTTTTTAAAATTAATAATTGGTGATTTGAGATATATAGAACTATCCGTTCCTAGTAATTTGGGATTAGGGTTAATTCCCCTAGTGGTAAGGGGTTCAACTCTAAAATTTCGTAGGGCACTTCCTCTTTTAAGCCAAATTCAATTAAAGCATGGGCTTCTACTGAAGTTACATTAGAGAATGTTATCTTATACTTTCCGGGACCCCATTCTTTATAGGTACCCTTGATATAGATGACTGCCTCTATTACCATTACAGTTTTTCCAAATTGGCCTATCTGGGTAGCAGCAACATCTATCTGTTTTGTTAAATCTATAACCTGACCTAGTCTATTGGAGGTTAGAGCTTCCTCATAGCGTATTTGCCTTAGACGGTTGTACCTGGATATTAGCCTTTGTAAACTCATGGTTAAAATTTGTAATGTAGTTTATAAATGTTATTGATGATTCTGTTGGGTTTGTAGTTAATGTGTTTACCTAAGGAGCAATGTACTCCATTCCTGGAAGTTTCCTTTGGATAAGCATAGTCTAACTTCTCATTCTCCTCCATGAATTTTACTATCCGTATGCAATTTTCTATTGTAGCACTTTCAAATCCTCTGTTCTCTTTCATAAGGTCAAGAATCTTGCTTCGTAGAATATCAAATTCTAAAGTAAGTAAAGTTACCTGTGCATTCCATTTAGCTTCGCTAGCTTTTATGGTATCTGTCCTATCTGGTTTAGGTACTGACTTCTTGAATGCCGTATAAATCATTTGCTTACTTTTAAGCATTTTTTCCCTACGGGCATTGTTTGCTTTCTTGGCATGGGATATATCATCCCGGACTTCCCATTTGTACTTGATAACCCCATTAATATAGAATTCGCACATAAGGTGGGCAAGTTCTACCTGTTCCTTCTGCCCCCAGAATCTAATACCTTTCTTAGGTTCTACATAGTGGGGCATTAAGAATTCACCCATTATACCAACTGTATGGGTATAAAAACCTATTACCTGGGCCCAAGCAATATGCTCATCTTTTAAGATTGCCCCATGCTTAGGTATATTCGGTATAAAGGTTTTACATACTAGCCTGTCTTTGTAGGATGGTGGGAATATACCTACCTCCAACTTACGCAGTCTAGATATTGAGACCTTATCCCAGTTCATTACTGGGCTAAACAAGCTGTATATTTTCTGCATAGTCTGTTAAGCATTTACAAGGGATTTTTCCATCTACTACATTTACTGTCTTTTTACCATTAGGCCTCTTTGAGGTTGAGTACCCAGAGAACCCTCTACCATGGCATTTCTTACAAGGTTTGAAATCTGGTACCTGGGTTTGGTCTACTAACCCATTGATAAGGTACCAGGCTTTAAAGTAAGCCATCTTGCTGGGGTGTACATTTGGCAAGGTCTTAAGGAATGACTCCTTTACATCTGCCTTTACCGTGAACAGGAGTTTATCCCCATTTACTTCCGGAATAACCATTTTAGGTGCAGGTAATTGTTCTTCTGTGCTCATGTTTTTATTATTTATTAATTATATGCAAATATAATATTAATTATATCCCTGTGCAACGGATAAATGACTTTTATAACAAGAAAAGCGGGATATACCCGCTTTCCATGTAGAGGATTCCTTATTTCTTAGGAACCTTGATTTTCAATTCCTTAGCAACTGCTAAGCGTAACCCTTTGAGGTCTTTCTTGAAATCATCGATGTCAAGGTCAAGGTCTTCATCATCGATTAGTTCTTCCAAGTCGTCTTCATCCATTTCTTTGATGTCATCCCAAGTTAGGTCGTCAGAAGCATCGTCATCATCGTCGTCATCATCCTTTGCTTCTTTCTTACCTTTAGAGGGTTTTTCATCTTCCAATTCGTAATCGAATTCCTCTGCAACTGCCCCAAGCAATCCTTCCAAGTCATCTTCGAAGTCATCAACATCGATATCTAATTCGTGTTCTTCGATAACATCAGCCAATTCTTCTTCGTCCATGTCCTGAAGGTCTTTTAAAGATGGTTTCTTAGGAGCTTTCTTTTCTTCTTTTTTACCTTTCTTAGGTTCTTCCTTTTTAGCCTCAGCTTTAGGTTCTGCCTTTGGTTCTGCTTTAGGAGCAACTTTCTCTGCTTTACAATCGCAATTGATTTCAGCAGCAATTTTACAAATAAGAACTAGGCCTGATACCATAGTGATTACTGAGTAACCACATTCGTTTTTTTCAACTTTAGCAATTTCTTGCCCTTTCATTTCTGTCATAGGATTTTGTTTTGATTGGTTTTACATTAATAATTAACTTTGCAGTAAATAGTTTTTTCCTGTAATGGATGGCAAATAACTCTTGTCTGATAGTACTTAGAAAAGCCTTATCCAGAATGCAGATGGCTTCATATAAGGTACGGGCATAAAGAGTTTCTTTGCATACTTCAGGTAATAGTATATTCATTTCCTGTTTGTTGATAATCTTTCTTAGATAGTTAAGCCTTATCTGAGAGTTCATTAGGGTTTTCTGATGCCTTACCTTGTCTGAAGGTACCTCATAATGCCCAACTGTAATCTCAATTAATACTGCCTTTCTCAGTGCAGCCTTAATCTTCTTCTTCCAAAGCATAATGGCTCCCAGGTAAAGCTTGATATCGGGCTTATCAAAATCCAATTCGAAAGCTTCCTCGAATAAATCCCGGGACTTCATGATACCCCAATCTATAAATTGAGCCCTTACATGTTTGTTAGTCCCAGTAGTTAATTTGGTATTGGTGCCATCATTGGTGTAGTAAAGTTTATACCCTAAAGCCTGGTAGGTAAAATACTGGGCCCTCTTGCAATATCTTTTGATATCAGACCCAAGGAATATCATATACCTACCAGGATTAAGGTTAAAGAACGGGGTTGTTGCCATCCAAGTCTCCAACATATCTTTATCTTTAAAACCGGGGGTCATAAGCCATTTCGGGTTATAGGGAGTCAGTATGTCCACTATATAGTGTAGCCCAGGTTTTATTCTCTTGATTATGTATGGTGATTGGTAGGTTGTCATTAAAAAGCTTGGTTAATAATATTAAGCACTGCCAATAATACAGCCAGTATAATTATACCGTACCCAAGTCCCTCTTCTTGGTTCTCTACTATGAACCGTTGTTTGAAGTTGATAACTACAGCAGTTATTCCTATCAGGAATAATACTGAGATGATGTTGATTAATGTTTGAAGCATTTACTTTCCTTTTTTAGCTTTGTTATACCATATCCCAATACTCTTATCCTGAGCTTCTGGGAATTTTTCTTTTACTAATGTAATAGTTTCTTCTTTGGTTTTACCTTCCGCTTGAAGTTGGTAGGTATAGGCTTTTTTAGTCCCAGAGAATATCCCTGTTTCTGTTCTATCCCTTTTTACCTTCTGTTTCTTAAGTCCCCGGATTTTCTTAGTGGTAAGTGTATTACCATCCTCATCCTGGGTGCCAATATATCCCAATCTTAAGCTAGGGTGGAAGAATACATCATCTAATCCCCTTGCCCTTAATGCCTTCTCATTCCAGGCATCATACTGGTCTAATAAGTCCGTAACAGCTGGTTTCATGTAATTCTTAATGAACCAACCCTGAAGCTTTAATACCGTGGCATCTACTGCCTCTTCAAAAGGCATACCCCTGATAATGCAGTTACGCTTTAGAGTGGGGTAATTCATCCCTCCTAATTCCTTTTGGGCATCGGATATTCGGGATTCAAAATTTCTTTTTTTCTTGCTCATGTATGTAGGTTGTTTTTTATATATTTTAATAATATGCAAATATAATAATAATTTGAACCACTAGCAACAGTTAAATAACTTTTTATTCCCGGATTTCATCATTGGGTTCTGATATTTCATCTTCAGTCCAGGTTGAACCTATAGTTAGGGGCTGGTCCCCACAATGGCAGTACATGGTATCAGTTACATCAGCATAGCATCCTTTACAGAATCTTTTTACTTTAGGTTCTTCCTCGGGTTGAGGGCAGGTACAGTCTTTATTCATAGTTTCTAATTATTAGGCCTACGGGGTGAAATGGTTTCCCATCGGCAGTGAATTTTTGGTATCTTACAGTTAACTTCTGACCTTTTATCTTTTCAATATCCTGGAGCCATTCTCTTCTTTGCTCTCTTGTTCCCTTGGGTCTGCAATCGAATGTTACTCCTTCCTTGGTTTGGCAAAGGAATACCACAGTACCCTCATCCCTACCCTCAGCTTCCTTCCCACCTATGATAGTGAATTCATCATCCTGCCATTCCTTGTATTTAATCATGTCATTATCCCGGAACCCGAACCAATATTGCCCTTTAGGTTGTCGGATAATTGCCCCCTCATAGCCCTCTTCAATAAACAATGCAAATAAATCTTCTAGTTCTTCTAAAGAGTTCACTAGATAAGTCGGTGCAAAGCTAATGTCCTTCCCAGATTTACTGCAGAGATACTTTGCTCTTCTTAATCGTTTATCTTGGGTTGTTTCCTCTTTAAGGATATCGTAACATCTATACTGAATCTTAAGGTTATCGGGGCTTTCTGTTTTAACCATAGAAATAATCTGTTGAAGAGTATAGCCATGTGCATATAACTCCCCGTCCATTTCCTGGTTTTCCTTAAGTTGCTTGGGTATCTGCGCCGCAAGATGTCTAAGGTTCTGTAGTACTTTTCCGTTTCTACTGCGTAATAGAATTGCTCCTCCTTCTCTTTTGATGGGGCATCGCATTCCATCATATTTTCTTTGCACATAAGCTGGGAATTTTATTTTTGATTTGTCTTTGGCAGCAAGCATTACCAATCTTCTACCTTCTTTATCCGTATTCCACCTATCATTTCTTTGGGGCATGGTATGTTTGTAACCCTCATCCAGTAAGTCATTAACTCTTGAACGGGCATACATCTCAGCTTGTTGTAATGGGGTAGTTTCATTTGCTTTCCCAATATTCTTACCTACCTTGAATTGGTAGATATCTTCTTGGGTCTTACCATCCAACTGCCCCTTTACCAGCTTTACAGCAGGAGCCTCCCGGTCTATGTATATATCAAAAAAGGTAGTTTTACCTACCTTAGTGATTGCATATAACCTTTGTATGTATAATGTCATCATGTTATTTATATTTTTATTAATATGCAAATTTATATAAAATAATTCCTATAAGCAACTCCTAAATTTCTTTTTTTGCCTTGATTATCCTATCCTTCTTCCGAGTGTGAGGAATTGCTAAATCTACAAAGGCATTTATTAACCTTGTTCTGCTTGGTACTATCCCATTCAATTCCTTATAGTTTAAGGCTGTTTGGTGCATAGCTCTGAACCTTGGCCAAAATTCCTGCCCATGAGAACAGGATTTTTTAGAGGGTTGAAGGTAAGCAATTACTAATTCTACCATAGCAATAGCTTCGGCCTTTGTTTTATAAATGGGTAGCCCAATCTTAGAAAGTTCCAATAGGTGGGTTTTCTTATACTTACGTACCCGGATAAGTGTATAGTTGGTATCTAATTCCAATTGTACGATTGGTACATAGTAATTTCTGTTACTTCTTACGTAATCATATCTGTGTTCTAACTCAGCTATTACTGGTAACGGTATGGAAGAGATGCTTTTAAGGTGTTTTAGTTGCCTTGTCTTTTCTCTACGTTTGAAGGCTGAAGGTTCCTGTAGGTGTTTTGGTAGGATTCTGAAATTATTCCATCGGTCAAATTCCATTATCAACTCATGTAAGTCCTTACCTGCATCCGTAGTAGTTAATACCTTAAGAGCCTCTTCAATTAAGAAATCCCTGAGTTGAGCAACATAGTATCTTTTATCATCCAGGATTTCAATACATTCCTGTACCTTCTTCCTTTGGATAATTGCTGCATGTATAAACTCCTGGAAATCTTTGGGTAGGTCTACACCATCAGGGATTAGTTTACCATGTTTTTCTATATGCTCTGTAAACATCTTAAAGAACATCTCAGCTCTATTCTTAATCTCCAGGTATTTGTAATGGGCTTTACCCATTATTTCCCCTACTTCCCATGTTGACTTATCATGGCCTAAAGCCAGAGAAAGAGCTAATTGCTCTTCTGGTGTTAGGATTTCCCAAGCTTCTGATTCTGGCTTATTGTTCGTTTTCATAATTCTTAGAATATATTTTATCTACCTTGGTTTTGCTAACATTATGTATTCCCTCGAGTGTTACATCAGTGAGTAGTTTCTCTTCATCGTAATCAGTATAAATACTATAGAAAACGTTTGAATAATCTACTAGAACATCTCTAGTTATATTGCCAAATGAGATTCGTACCTTTACGGTTTTCTTTGCATCGGATAAACCCAGAAATTCAGCAGGCAAGTTATCAAAGGGATACCCCTTGAGTGTTATTACTTCACCAATCTTAAGTGTTTTGATATCACTTACATCATATACCGAGTAACACTTAGCTACATTGATTAACCTTGCTATTTGAGTGAACTTTGCTAGGTATACCTTTGGTACCATGGTAACTTCACCTTCCTCGTTTTTGGTATCTCTTTTAGAATTATCGTAAAGCCAGCTGTATATCCCGGGTATTTTTTGTTTGAATTCCTGTAAGGCATCTTTGGAATTTACTATGTTCATTGGTAATTTTACAAACCCATAATTGAACAGCAAAGGTACTTCATCGAAGTACTCCTTGTTTTTAAATTTCTTCTTTAATACCTTAACACTCGGTACAATTACCTTGCAATCCCCATAGCCATGTTTGTGTAAGTCCTTTTCGAACCTTGCTAAGTTATCCCTATCGATATAAGCTATAGCCCAAGCGTATTTCCTATCTTCCATGTTTTCTGTAATCTTTAATGATTTTGTGTAGGAATTGGTAGTCAGATTTGAATAGGGTATCTGAGGGCATTATTACCAGTTTACCACTGTAATGTAGTACCTTTTCTATTTCTAAGAATCCTGATATTAAGTCGTATAGGGCTGAATCCATAACTAGGAAGTGAAATCCCTTTGGTAACCCATTATACCTCATAAAAAGTAAAGGTAGTTTCTTAGCCCTTTCTGCATCTGTTTCTGCCTGGGCCCAGAATTCCAATATCTTGCAGTTCTTAACTGGTGATATGAGATGTTCAAAGTTTATTTCCTTGTAGTTCTTAGCTTCTATCGAGAAGTTGAAATACCTGTTATGTTTTTGGTCAGTGCAGGTAATATCCCCCGTAGTATCACTTACCCTTTTCCACCTTAAGCCACCAGATGAAGGAACCCTTGCAAAGTCATACCCGGTCCAATCCTTGAATAACTTGCAAATGTCCCTTTCATTCCTGGAACCCTTAGCCTTTGAGTTTATCTTGTTAGCAGCCATATCTTGTAGTTTATAAATAATAGTAACAAGGCCTAATCTACAATCTCAGTAAACCCGTTTACTAGTTCAACTTTTATGATTGCTGCATTTAAAGGGATAAACTCTGCTCTATGAGTAATTAAGAATATCGACTTGCCATCAACCTTACTAAGTATCAACTCATTTATCAATTCTATATTCTTAGAATCCAATCCCTCGAATACTTCATCCATGATTAACAGGTTAGTTGGCTTATTCTCGTTTACCACATCATGTGCTGCAAAGATATTTGATACATTTACTAATTGTCCTTGTCCACCACTTAAGTCCTCGTATGGTACAATTACATCGTTCTTATATAATACCTGTTCTATATCCTTTTTAGAGGAATCCATATCCACTACGAATTCCGGTAAGAACCCAATGTAATCAGCGTAAGTACGTAACTTAGCATTTACCTTCTCTACTAACCCATCAAATATAAAGGTTTTTATACCCGTACTTGAAAGTGGGTCCTTTACTAACCAATCTAATATTTCCATTTCCCTCTTAAGGGCATCATACTTCTCTTCTTGGGGTTTCAAATCCTCTTTGAATGCTTGGAGTGTTTTCCTAATTAAATCAATATCGGTTTTAGGGGGCTTCTCTTTCTTAATCCTTTTTAATTCTTCCTTCTTACCCTGCATCTTAGTTTCCAGGTTTGATATCTTGGTAGAGATACCATTGTAATCAGAAATCTCATCCTGTAATCCAGATATTTCTTTATTCAGTCTATCGCATTCTTTTTTGGTATCCGAGTACTTACCTACTGCTGTTTCTAGAACGTTTATAGTTAAACCATAAGATTCAATAGCTTTAGTATGGGTTACTTCACTAGATTCCAGCTCTTTAAGCAATTCCAAAGTATCATTCCTAAGTTTCCGGGCCTTAAGCGGTTTTAATGATTCCCCGCATTTAGGGCAAATTGAAGGAGGGGTTTCTAATTCCTTTCTTAGTAGTTTAATTCTAGCCCTAACCCCGGTAAGGTTATTTTCCTCAAACATCAAATCAGACTGCCTTTGTTTTAACTCCAGGGTATTTGAGCCATGTGTTATAGCATCCAAAGTACCCTCCAACCTTTTTAATTCCAATTTCCATTCCATAAGCAACGCAGTAGGGGGTGCAGGTGTTAACTCCAATTCTTCTTTCTCTTTCCTAAACCCCTTGATACTTTCTCGTATAGCTCCTAGCTTCGACTGTTTCTGTTTCTCAAAATTAGCTTCTTGTCTTTCAGCCATTGTTAAGAATCCTTCATTCTGTTCAATCTTAGCTTTCAATGCAGAAACTTCCGGGGTAACCCTGCTTAAGGCAACTAATACGTTTTTCTTTTCAGTTTCTACCCTTGATTTTGCTTCCTCTATAAATTGGGTTTCGAATATCTCCTCAAAGATTTTCTTCTTATCGGGTCCTGTTTCTTCAATTAACCTTTTTACTTTCTGGCCAAATACCATTGAATTACTGAAGAGTTTGAAGGAGAATCCTAGAATTGATTTGACTTCAGCTGATACGGCGTTATTCCCCCTTAAGTCGGCCCTGTAAGTACCATTCTCCATTAGGATTAATTGGTCCTTTCCAATGGTATCATTTACGATTTTACCCTTGTAATCCTTACATCTTACAATTTCGTATTTGTTATCCCCTTTCCTAAACTTTAAAGAAACCATTGTACCCTCAGTATATCCTAGTTCTGGCCAGGGTGCTATGCTTGAGCCTTTCTTTAAAAGGTCCCCCCATTGTACCCAGGTAAGGGCATTTAGTATGGAGGTTTTACCTGCACCATTATCACCCTGGATAATAGTAAGGCCTGGCTTATTCAAATTAAACAATAATGGGCCCCGGATTGAACCGAAACCCACTATCTTAAGTTTTGAGTATGTAATCTTATTGCTCATGGTTTAATACCTGTATAAGTTTGTTAACTTTCGCTTTATCTTCAATATTCTTTATCTTGCAATAGTTTTTAGCTAGTTTGGATTTACTTTCCATACTTATGATTGGTGACTTATTCTCCTGCGTTACTTGGTCTGCAGGAATTTCAATCCAGTAATTGGTATCCCTATCAATCTCATCTACCCAAGGTTCTGTACCTCTTTTAAAGTATTTGAACTTAGGTAATTCATCAAATTCAATGAATTTCTGGGATACATCTGCCCTGATAATCCACATACCTAAGTTTGCATCAGAATCCGATTTCCTTAGTTGTGTAGGTGTACCAATAGTTAGGGTATTAAACCTATCACTAAACTGCGGTAGATGTATATGCCCATTTAATACTAAATCGAAATCATTGAATAAAGCTGCTACCTCAGTCTTTTTAAGGTTTTCAAAGGAACCTACTTCCCTGCCATCAGTATCTAATAACCCCGGTAAGTCCATGTGAGTAAGTAGGATATTTGTATCACCTTCTTTATTAGCATGTGCTTTTTGCAAGTTTTCCATTAACCCCAAGTTATGTGTATAGTAAGGTAATCCATGGAATCTAACCTGGGTATCTCTTAGTATGAAGTCCTTATAAGTATTATCCAGGCAAATAAGGTTAGGACAAATCCTGGATAAGCTTCTTACCCAACTTGGTGAAGAATGTTCCCCAGTATTTTGTTGGCTCATATCATGGTTACCCGATATACATAGGATACCCATTATTGATTTCTCAAATAGGGGTAGTATGAATTTAGTGATAAGGTCAAAGAGTTCATTTGAACAGGAGTTATCTGCATTAAGTAAGTCACCAGCAATTATAAGTGGTACCTTATAATCATTGGCCTTCTTTACTGCCATTTCTAAAGCAGAATAGGAGGCCCAAAACCTCCTATTTTCTTGATTGTATTGTTTCCAGATGTGTAAGTGTATATCTGAGATAGCTACTGCTATTACCGGGCTAGTGTTTGCCATATTGGGAATTATAGTTTTTAAAGGTATCTATGAATTCTGGTTTAGTAAAAGTGGTAATGGAATAGAGTTTTGAAATCTTGGCAATCTCCATCACATTTAACTTAGGGTTTTCATCAATATAGTAGGGGAGTTTTGTTTTTCTCTCGAACTTAATATAATAGTGACGCAGATTGATTAAACCATTGTTTCTAGTGATTAACTCACGGAACTTAGTATTATCTAATGGTTTAAATGTTTCACCCGATTCTAGATAGTTTTCTATGCTACCGTATTTATCCAGGAATGCCAATGCAGTTTTAGGTCCTACCTTAGGATATCCCGGGATATTATCTGAATCATCCCCGTTTAATACCAGGTAATCTAAAGCATACTTCAAGTCATATCCTATATGGTGTTTGAAAGTATGGGCATTTAATTCTACATCCTTACCTGGGTTATAAATACTACAGTCATCAGAAATACATTGGTGAAAGTCCTTGTCAGCAGAGATGATAACCTTGTGCCCAGGAGTTTCCCTCATAATTTTATATATGAGGTCATCTGCCTCGGTATCTTCTTTACCTATGACAACCTTTAAACCCAAGTTGTAACATAATTGCATTACTACTTCCTTTTGTTCCATGAAGTTCTGGAAATCAAATCCCAACTTAGGAGTTCTAACTTTGTATTCAGGTAAGAGTTCCCGGCGATAGGTACTCTTACCCTTATCAAATACAATGTACACATCTGATGGTTGGTATTTATCGAATAACCTACGTATAATATATGGGAAGCCATATATGCAAGAAGTGCTTTGTCCATCTCTTGCCGTCATGTTATTGAATTTATAATAAGCCCGATATAGGGTATTATTACCATCTATGATTAGTGTACTATTCTTCTTCATCTGCCCCAGTTTTAAGGTTTGCAACACTGTATAGGTTATTAGTGGTATTCTCTAATTGTTTCCTAGTTTTAGATAGGGTATTAATACCTGAAGCAGCAATTAGGGACTTACGTAATTTAGAGTTAGTCCTAATAACTTCATCGAAGTTATCCATACTGCTTGCAACCTTATCCTCACCAAAGTAAACTGCATTACCCCGTTTTTCAACTACCTGTAATCTTAGGAATACTTCATTCAAACCATTATATTTATCGTACCCGATATCATCCCCAGCTTCATCGGTAAAGTATACCTTAGTATGGAAACTTGGTTTAGGGGGTGCAATCTTATTCTTATGTACCCGGAATGATACCTCATTACCTAATCTACTAGGATTAGTTTTAGTACCCCCTTTGATTTGTTTACCTCTGTAAAGGAATACCCGTTGAGAAGCAAAGAATTTCATAGCACCACCCCCTGGAGTTGTATCGGCTTCCTCATACATAGAAGCACCTACTTTAGCACGGAGTTGGTTAATGCAGATTGTACATATCCCAAGTGAGTCCAGGATAGGATTTCTTAGCCTAATCATTTTATAGATTGCTTTAGCGCGGTTACCCATTTCTGCTTTACTATCCAATAGGGTTGAGTCCATATTCTGTTCGCAATCCAGGGCAGCAAGGGAATCTATGATTAAAACGATAGGCTCATTATTTACTAGTACCTTTCTTAGTTCTAATACCATATCCCCAATCCAGTCCCCAATCTTCTCAATTGAAATCTCGGGAAGGATATATACCTTTTCTAGGTTAACCCCATTTTGAATTGCCCAGCCAGCAGTAAATGCCCTTTCAGCATCTACGAATAAACCAACTCCCCCTAGTGCTTGAGCAACTGATAAGAAGTCTAATGCTAAAAGGGTTTTACCTGATGACTCTTCACCAGCTAATTCTAACATTCTTCCATAGAGTATACCACCACCCAATGCTTCGTTAATACCGATATTCCTGGATGGAAGCCATATAGCGTCTTCTTTAGGTACGCATATATCAGAAGCCAGCCCGGCGTTTGGATATTTCCGGGCTATATCTGACTTTCTTTTTATTCCTATTTTACTTATCTTGGCCATGATTACATATCATCATTACGAGATTTTTTTCCTTTTCTTTCTTCTTTGTCCTTGTTACGGTCCTTACGTTTTCTTCTGCTTTCAGATTCATCCTCTTCTGCATCGGGTGTAGCAGTATTAAGGAATTTAGCAAGGTATTCTTCAGTTTCCTCATAAGTAGGAATGATACCTTTAACCATCTCTTCAAGGTTAATTGGTTTTGACCAACCCTTTGGACCTGCCGTATTTTTGCAGGGAGAAACAGTATATTCTGTATCTAATTTACCTTTACCTTCACGGGTAAGTTTTAAATCGTAACCATCTTCTGGGTCAGTGAAATCCCCCCAATCATCTTCATCAAGGAATAGGTCAATGATTTCATTGTAAAGGGAAGCAGTGATTTGAACAAATCTACCAGAACGTTCTTCATCTAATTCTTTACCCTTTTCATCTTTGTATACCGCTACTGGTAGTAGGTATTTGTTTTTAGGGGCAAGGATTTTAGCTAATGCCTTATCATCATCATCCTTAGATTTTTTAAGGGATTCATATTTCTCCATGATTGCGCATGGCATTCCAAATGTAGCTGGGGATATAATACCCTTGATTTCTGCACCCAGGTAGAATTGAACTACTTCCATTACGAAGTCTTCATCTTTACCTACTGGTAAAGGTCTAACTCTTAGTGTTCCCTCTTTTAGGAAAATAAGGTTCCCGCCCCCTTTTGAATTGTTTTTGAGGTCAGCTTTCTTAGCTTTTAACCTTTCCTTTAAACTCTGTTTCGCCATTTTTATTAGGTTTAATTAAATTAACTTTGTTTCCTTAAATTAGCACTTAGCGTTTGCATCAAAAATGAACGTTGTTCAAATGATTTTACGCAGGTATCAAGAATACCTAAATTCTCTAAAGCATCTAGGTATTCCTTATTAGCTTTGGCATATTCCTCTGATACATCAGCATGTGCTTTAGCCATATCATTGTTGTAAACTTTCCCAGTTTCGGGGTCTAGGTCATTTTTATAATCAATATAAACCTTTGACCAGGCTTTATTCCTTTCTATATCCTTATCTTCCTTAATACGGGCATATTTTTTATGTAGCATACATAAGAACCCATAAGATTGGGGATTAACAAGCAACTCATCATTGATGTTATTCTCATTTATTACTAATTCCTCGTAAAGGTTAAATTTGAACTTTTCTTCCCCATACTTAATGGAGATGTTCATAAGGTCTGCCTTTGAAGCGTATCTGTGTAGTTTACTCATTTTCTAATGATTTAGTTAATATAGCATTACTAGTTATTAAGGAATTCAGCAATCAACTTATATCTGTCCTCAATTTCCCCCCATGTATCAATACGTAATATCTTCGTGTTTGGGCAGTTATCCTTGAAGTATCTTTCGTAGGTATCTTCAAATACGGCAGTTACCATTCTTTGGTAGTATGGGTTATCAACCCTTGACCCATTATCTTCAATCTCTAAAGTTGGGTTTGAAAGGAAGATAACATGTGTTAATTCATTAAAAGCCCTCATGCAACGGTTGATAAAGAATTCACAACGGGTAGCACCCATTAGGGGAGAACATTGTAGCATGAAGTAACTTAGGTTATCTAATGGGGTTCTGTCAATAACAAAGTTATCATTTTCAGCTATGAAGGATACCCTTGCCTCTAATACTGCCTTTTGGAATTCCCAACCAAATTCGGGGTTGATGTGTGATAACCTGATAACATCTTTATGCCCAGATTGAGTCCAGCCATATTTATTTACCAGTTCATTCTGTACTTCTTCTGCCATAAGTAATCCTGCAGAGTTTTCTTTAAATTTTAAACCCAATCTCTCTTGGATTAGGTTTGCCTGTGTGGTTTTGCCAGAGCCGGAGTGTCCACAGAATCCTACTTTAATTGTTTTCATAATTTATTTGTTTAACCAGGTTGTGTAATCTAAATTCTTATCATATTCGTGTAAGTCAGCCCAATGCCTACCTATTTCGCATTCTGCTTTCATTTTAACCTTTTCGAATTGGAACCCAAAGAATTCTTGGGTTTGGGGGTTTGAACATATCTCAATTAATTTTGGTACTAACCAATGGATATCCTCAGCTTTTACATAAAATCCCAGTGAGTCATGGACGGTGTATCTTAAATCCATGTAAGCAGGGAATTCCCCTAACCTTATTTTTTCCCATATAATAATGGCACTAAATAAAGTAAAGTAGGAAGCTGCACCTTGTATAGGAGCATTAACGGATTGGCGCATTGCTTCTAATTGTTTTCCAAACATTGAGGAGTAAACATCTGGTAACCTACGTTTGAAACCAAAAGGGTTATATACATACCCATTCTCTTTAACGAAGGCATGTTGCTTAGCAATCCATTTTTTAATACCCGGAAATGATTTGAACCAATCATCTAATCCCTGTTGTGCTTCCTCTACCGTACAAACCTCTTTAGTTGCATTAGTAATTGTTTCAGCTAACTTCTTGGCAGACTGCCCGTAGAGTATCCCAAAGTTGTAGGTTTTTGCCTTCTTCTTCATCTTATTTGCCCAGTCATGCCTTGGATGACTTTCATCCTTAGTCATATCCCGGAGTTCCTTATAATCCATATTTGCCATCTTTGCAGCAGTGGCAACGTGTATACTATAACCTTCCTGGAACATCTGAACCATATTCTTATCCCCTGACATCTCAGCAACTACCCTAAGTTCTGCTTGGGAGTAGTCTAATTCCATGTGTAGGAATCCATCCGGGGGTGTAAACATTCGTTTGATATCTGCATTGGTTGTTACACGGGGTATATTCTGCAAATTGGGTGTTTCACTACTTAACCTGCAAGTTACAGTCCCATGTATCTTATAATTGGTATGAATCCAACCATCATCGGATGCCTCAGCTAATATCCCTACGATATTTGTGGAATGTAACTTAGTTAAACCCCTATAATCTAGCATGGTTTCCAGGAACCCAGAATCATCCTGTTTTGCTAATTCTACCAATACAGATTCATCAGTTGAAGGTCTTTGTGTTTCCTTCTTGGTTTTCTTATCAACGGTATATTTTACGATATCGAATTGGAATCCATATTTACTGTTGAAAAGCAATTCAATCATCTGGTTAGGACTTGCAAAATTGAAGGGTTCAAATGCTTCTAAGTCTTTTTTTGTAGTAAAGACATTGTTTATAATGTTAGATACTTTCTGCTTTCTAGTAGCTATCTGTTTTTGAATCGCAGCAACCTTCTTTTTGTCTACAATAGGTATATTTGCAGAAAGTGCTATGATTTCATCCTTGAGAACCCTTATCATTGCCTTCTTCTTGGTTTTTAACCTTGCCTTGTCATATTTTAATACAAAAGGATGGCTGTTAAGAATAATCAGGGCATCTTCAATCTTTTTATCGTACCTAAGTTTTAAGTCATTTAAGTATTCCATATCTAAGTGCATACCTTGGAACTCGGTTGTACCTAGAACCCTTGTAAGCATCATATTCATATTACGGAATAACATATAAAACCCATTGTCAATACATTTCTTTTCGAATTGTAGCATTAATCGGAAAGTTGCATCGCAATCTATACCACAGTAAGTACCCATCGTACCCATTGGAATTTTACCCCAATCTCTACCACTTTTTTCACCTAATTCCTTTTCATACCCAGCAAAGTCAGGTAAGAACCTTGCTACCATTGATTTCAGGTCATTGGGTCTTTCTTCATTCAATAGGTACTTAGCTAACATACCATCAAAGAACCTACCCATTATTCTAACTTTGCTTGATTTGAACCATTTGTATTCATATTTGGCATTCCAAGCTATTTTAGTAATCTTTGGGTCAGACATAACCCCTTTACCGAATTTCTGCAGGATTCTTTCCCACTCACCCTTGAAAGGGGACTCATGGTGCCCTAATGGGATTATCCAGGTATTACCGGGTTGGAATGATACCCCTAACATTAATGGGATAGAGTAATCCTCGTAGTATTTTAAGTCCAGGGTTTCAAAGTCAATACAGGCATACCCTGTCTCTTTACAATAAGAAATCAGAGTTTCTAGCTCTGATTCCGTGTTAACCCAATTTAAGGTCGTTCTCATATATCCTTTCTACGTTTACACCACATTTCATTAATAAATCAATTCCCTCTGTAGTTCTGTAGGGGGTTAGGTATACTACAGTTTGAATACCTGCCTGTACTATTAATTCAGCACATTTTCTGCAAGGCCCAGATGTACAGTATAAAGTAGCACCTATTAAGGATATACCGAATCTGGCAGCATAAGAAATAGCATTAGCTTCGGCATGTACGGTATTTAAGCAAGGGTTATCGGCATTACAATTTTCATCAGTGCAATGTGGTAAACCCTTTATTGAACCATTATACCCAGTTACTATTATCCTACCATCCTTAGTAACGGTGCAACCCACCTTTCCCCTGTTGCAAGTGGAGCGTTGCGATACGACGAGTGCTATCTGCATCGCCATCTGAATTCTTGAAATCCTTGCCATATTTTATTTTGTTTAGTAATTTATCCCTCCTATTATTATAGTGGGAATCAAAACCTTGCTGTTCCTCCCTAGATAGTTTTGCTATCTGCAGTGCAATAAAGAACTGAGCATGTGCCAATTCCTCAATAAACTTTTCTTTAGTTTGCTTGTCCTTCTTGCCATTTACGATTTTACAGAGTGGGTGAGTTAACTCTGCCATTTCCTCTATCAACTTAACTTGGGAGTAGTTAACCCCCAAGTTTTTGTCTGATGCCGATATGATTTCTTTTAAACTATTCAGCTGGTTCATATCCTGTAATATCTTGAATACATGTTTTTAGAGTACCCCAATCTTTTTTGTAGGAATGAAGAGAAGTGATGTTATGGTATAGAAATCCGGGTTCTAACCTCGCACGTTGTGCAACGTACTTCATAAGTTCGAATGCTAACCATACATCATTCCCAAAGTGCACTACTACATCTGCACTCCTTTGATTGTAAATAATATGTAATCTACCGTTTCTTGCTAAGAATTGGTAGTATACCGAGCAGGGTACTCTTTTCTTACCCCCGATAGTAAGGATATCTGTTCTATCCCATACAGATAGTATACATTGCCTTGAATCTGGGTTACGTTTTAATTCGCATACGATATTTTGAAGGAATACTGGAGCATACATACGTTCACTGTAAGTATAATCCTGTTTACCATCTACCAAGAATTGTTCCCATAGTTCAGGTCTTATTTTCCAAGCTTCACCTGGGTTAGAAGGTATATTACTTACTCTTTCCTGGAATTCTGCTTTTACCCATTCTTCAGAACGTTTATCGGCTTTAAATAAATATTCTTCCTTATCTCTACTTTGTAGGCAGTAAGAATAATTTATAATTTCCTT